ACTGCTGCAGAGTTGTCAGCGTTCTTGTTTAATGTAATCCATACATCAAGACCATACATTTCTCTTGTTCCTGACCCTGGTGTGGTGTTAGCACCATCAGAGAAAGAACCATTGAATGCGAACCACTCAACTTCTCTTGCCACTTTTTCCATAGCTTTTTCAAGCTGTAATGCAAATTCATCATTTACTGGGTTACCACCAAATAATCCTAATTTATCTGCTGCTGTTGTTGTTCCATCTCCATCAGATGTGTTAACAATGTTAGCTGACAAGTCAAAAGGATTTTGGTTACCTGTTGAAGCTAAAGCTGTATAGGTCATTTGTACACCTTTATGGAAGATTTGTGTTACATAAGTATATGCAGCTCTATCTCTTCCTAAATATTCTGTAGGTGTAGAACCTTCTTGTCCTTTAGTTGGTTCTGAAGAAATGGTTGCATTATCTTCTACTTGGACTTGCCAAAATGTAGAGTTTAATACTTTACCACCATTCAAACCACCAACTGATGACAATAAAGGTGTTCTTTGACCACCAACTTTAAACAATTCACCAGTAAAGTTATTGATATTTTGTGCATAAATCGTATTGTTAGTTAACGAAATACTTGCCATTTTTTATCTTCTCCTATATAAATTGTCTAAATTGTTAGAAGAAGTTTAGAAATTCTATTTAGAGTTTTTCTTCGCTTCCTCTATAACAGATAACTTGGCAGCTATTGATTGTCTTGTATTTCCAGTTTTTTCTATCTCACGAACTTGCGATATTACATCTGTGTTGTATAAATCTACAACTGAATTTTGTTGTATGTTGTTTAGTCTATCCTGACTTTGTTCTGTAGCTTGTACAGTATCTTGTAATCTGTCTTGATTCCCAAACTCAACCCCAAATTCTTCTGATGCGTATTGCTGTATTCCTTCAACAGTCATATCACCTTCGTACATCATCTCAACTGCTTTTCCAACACCTTTAGTAGTGTCAAGACCTGCTTTGTTAAAAACTTCTTGTCTTTCTTTACCTTCGTATTCTGCGATTTTCGCCTCGTAGAGATTAAGTTTTTCTCTCATCTCTTTCCAGTTCTTTTCGCCTGTGTCAGAATTGTTTAGTTCTTCTGTCATTATTCTATTGTCCATTCTTTATACGATATTTTTACAAGTGGTGTATAAGTAACCACTGACTTTTAGTCTTACACTACTGTTTTTATTTGACAGGTCTTGTCAGTAGGCATCAAGACCGATTACAAAATTGAAGTCATATTATCCTGCAGACTTACAAACGCAGCTTGATTTGATTATACCATATATTGTGGTTGTGCAAGTATATATACTAGATATTGTATTATGCTTCTTCTAGTCCTGTAACAGCACCTTGTTGTGTACGTACTGCACCAAGTATTGCAGAACTTTCAGTTTCTACTTGTTGTAATACATTTTGTAAACGTTGTAATTCTTGTGCAGCACCTAGTTGTGTAGCTTCTACATATTCTGTAGCTGTAATATCTTGTCTACCTTGTCTTGCAGCAGCACCTTGTATTCCTCTAAGACTAAGTTGTGCTTGACCAAATCCTTTTCTAGCACCTTCTTGTGTTAATCCTTGCTGTACTAACGACTGTGCTACTAATTTATTTACACCAAATCCTGCAGATTCTGCTTCACCAATAACTTGTGATGCTCTAATGTTTCCTTCTAATATTTTTGTAGCTACATTAGGTGACACAAACATAGCAAATATAGATTCATCAGGTAAATCTACACCAAAGTTTTGTAGGTATGCTTCTTTAACTTGTGGAATATTATTAACAACACCTTCGTAACCTGCATCTAATCTTTGTCTAAACTCTAATGGAGATACATCACCACTAATTGCACCTACTATGTCATCTTCAAACTCATTAGGATTTAAGTTATAGTTACGCAAACTAGCTTTCATATTGTCTATAGCAGCAACGTATTCTTGTTCTGTCATTCTAAGAGTTCCATCTGTTCTCTTTATGCCAGGATATACTTCTGCCATAACAGGGTCTGCTCTCATCTCTGCTAAAGCTAAACGTTCATTACCTGATTCTGCATACTTATCTAAATACAATCTGATAAGTCTGTCATCTAAATAAGGAAATAAACCTTTAGCTTGTTCGTATGTAGATGCACCTGTTTGTGCAACTTCTTGTACTTGTTGTTGTTGTGCATATGTACCAAGTATGTCAGATAAAGTATCTGTATCTACGCCACCACCTTCACCACTTGGTGGTGATGTTAATGTAAAACCTTGACCTCTGTATATAGCTTCTTGGTCAGCACTATTAACTAATATTGCTACACCATTTTCGTTGTATAAATAAAATGGTGTAAATTCTTCCTCTATATTCTCTGTAACTTCTTCTTCATCATCATCTTCTACTTCAGGTTCAGTTGTAACATCTACAGTATCACTACCTCTTACAAGTCCTTCAGTATTTGCTACAGCACCAAACTTTTCTGCTTGTGCTTGTGCTTCTGCAATAGACCTTGAACCTTGTATCTTTGCTTCTGCAGCAGCTCTAGTTATAGGTCCAATAATTCCATCAGGAGTAACACCTAGTTCTCTTTGTAACGCTTTTATCTCTTCTGTAGTCATATCCATAATTAACCTACCAAACTTTGTCCTGTAAATACACCTGATACATCTTGTTTAAATACACCAGTCATATCCCCTAATACTTTATCTTGATATGTAGGGTCATTTTCATAAGTCTTTCTAATCTCTCCTGCAAACAGTGTCATATCTCCACCAACCTTTTGTGATATAATGTCTACGTTTTTCTTATCTTGATTAGATAACGCAGCTTTACCAGTTATTGTTTGGAATGTTCTATACAATGGTGCAGACCATAATGCGTGTTGACTACCTGCATAATTAGGAAACATTGTATCGTGTGCTTTTTGCAACTGGTCTATAATTGTTTCTCTGTTTGTAGTAACACCTTCACCTTGTGCAGCATCTGCTCTAAGAAGTGCAGCATACTTTTCTATAACACCATTACCTTCAAATGCTATTGCAGAATCTAAACCTAAATATTGTGTAACTAAATTTTTAGCATCTGCAACACCACTCTGTGTAGCGTTTATTCTGTCTGTATATTTTGTGTAGTCTTGATTCATAGCACTCGTGCCACCTGCCATAGCTAATCTGTATGGGTCAATAAGATAAGATATAGTCTGTGCTGCTTCTGCAGTAGTCACGTTACCTTGTGCTATATCTGATGCAAGTTCTCTTACTAAATCATCTACACCTTCACCTGATATACCCATTTGTGTAATTTGTAATTTAAGTGCTGTGTAATTATCTTTTACTAACTTAGCTGCTTTGGTTGGATTAGTATATACAAGCTCTATCCAGTTTCTTTGTTCTGCTGTATGGTCTTTAAACCATGTAAGGTTTTCTAGGTATGGTGCTATATCCTCACCAGTAATAGCACCATATGCAAACAACTGCTGTACTTCATCATCTAAATACCAAGTCTTACCAAATATTGTTGCTTTCTTTTGTAAGTCATTCTCTACATTTTCTAGCAACCAATCTATATCTGTCTTAGGATTTTTAGGGTCAACAACTTTAAGGTCTGATAAATTAAATAAAGGAAAAAATGCATAACCATAATTGTCTGCAAATGTATCTACTGTGTACTCTGTTGCTTGTTCTAACGCACCTTCTGCAAAACTTTCAGGTAAATCAATATCTACTACTAATGGCATAGTTGCACCACTAGATGCAGTGTAATTATATACAGCATAGTATTCATTATTTACAACTATTAATTCATCAGGTGTTTGTAGTAAGCTACCTTCTTTAAATATTGCCATTATCTATTCCTATTATATACATTATTAGCTAACTCTACTGTTCTATTTACAAATGCATTAGCATCAGGTCTATTGTTATAATATCCTGTTAATACCTTATCATAATCAATGTTATCTTGCATTAGTTGTACCCTGTATTCATCAGGTACTCTTGCATCCCATAAATCCTGTCTAATATCTATTTCTTCACTATCATCTATTAACGCATCTTCAAACACTTCACCTTCTGATTGTCTGCGTAAATTATCTAAAGTAAAACTCCATATTGCATTACCTAATATTTCTGATGGTGACCTTTCTCCTGCTTCTTGTAGTATTTCTAATAATTCAGGTCCATAATCTTGCCAAAAAGTTTCTTCAACTATTTGTTTTTCCCATTCTTCACCATTCAATAATATTTCATTTCTTTTTTTAAATACATTATGTAGTTCAGGAATGCCTTGCATAGCAGATACAATTAAATTACCAATCTCGTATATTGCCCACACAGTTGCTGCTGTTGCTGCAACTCCACCAAGACCTACTGCACCTGCTGCTATTGCTGTTTTTTGTGCTTGTTGAAATGCTTTGCTTATAAGTGTTTCACCTATGTCTATAGTTTTCCAAGCGTAACCTAATGTCTTACCTGTTTTAGTTTGTGCAAATGCTTTACCAAGTTGTCTTAATGTTTTTTTATCAGGATTTAAATTTGTTGGAACTCTATCAGCATTAAATGGTACTCCATAAAATTGACCTGCATCTCTTGTTGAATATTGTGATAAAGAATAATTTGAATATATACGTGGCAAATTATCATCATTAACTAATACTGTGTCGTAACTCTGTCTTATGTCATACTGCGTACCACTTTGCAATTCTTTATCTTGATAATTGATTACAGAATCACCAAAAGAATCTAAGTCAGGTATTATTCTTTTTAAATTACTTTCTACTACACCATTGTAAAAATCTACATCAGGTGCTAACAATTCTATATAGTTTACTATTGCTGTATCAGGTAAATTAGAAAATTTTACTCCATCAAATTCTATGCCACGTAATACCATACCTTCTTGACCTCTAGTTATTTCTGCTACTCCATTTGTTCTGTTTGTAACATCTATATATAATGGCATTTCATCACCAGGTGTAGGAGGCAATTTAATTTGTAATCTTACTGCACCATCTATATTTTTATCAACTAAATTAAAAAAATCAGATAATGTTTCATTTACATCTACTCTCATAATATCTAAATCTATTTGGTTATACAGTGGTTGTGGAGATACATCTGTTGGCACTCTACGAACTTGTGTATCTTGCTGTTGACGTTCCATTTCTTCATCAATAAAATTACCTTGTTCAACAATTTCATCTATAGTTTTTGTTGTTTCATTGTATCTTAATATATCCCCTTCTCTTGTACCAAAAGATACAGTAGAATCACTAATAGTTCCATCAGTAATTCCCATACTATACGCTACTCTACCAACAGGATGCATCCTGCTATCAGACATAAATGAAAAATCTCTACCAGTTTGTGAAGGAAAAATGTCTATACCTTGTTCTTTAAACATTTTAACAAATGCAACATTTATTATTGTTGTTTGTGTATTTCCAAATGATATATTAGAAGTAATATTATGCACCATACTATTAGTTGCACCCATTTTTGATTTAACTTCTATAGTTGTAAAATCTTTGTGTAATTTTATAGTTCCATCTGCATCTGTAGTTGTATAAATCATACCTGCTTCGTAATACTGTACAGGCATAACATCACCCCTACTGCTTTCTGTTCCTACAAATTCAATGTCTGCTGAAAGTAATACATTTTCATTTGACCTTGTGCCAAGTTGGTTTTTTATTGCCCATTCTAAATTTTTTACAAATAAATGTTTTGATTTATCTGATAATCTATTTCTACCTGTATCATATCCATGTGTAGTTTGCGTAAATATATTGTCAATTATGCCACGATTTTCTACTTCGTATAATTCTTCTAAAAGTTTTAATTGGTCATTACCACTTCTATAATTCATTACACGACCTGACCCCATATTATCTAACACATAAGAACCTTCAGGATAATAAGTTCCTGATGTTTCTTGCAAAAGCACTGAACCATCTTGTATATCATCAAAAGTTTGTTCTACACCAAAGTTTCTTATTCTTCGTTGTAATTGTCTTGAACCTTCTGCAGCAGCTCTATCTTCAGGTGTTTGCACAGTGTCAGGTGTTTGCACAGTGTCAGGTGTGTCTGTATCATCTACTTCAAATGAACCGACTTCTGCATAGTTTTCTATTCTTCTTCTTAAATATTCATTTAAAGAATCTGTATCATTTACATCTACATCTGCATCATCAGGTATATTTGAACCTAATTCATTTATTACATCAGGTAAATATTTTATCCCCATATCTTCTAAAAAATTTGGTCTTACATTTACATCTGACATCATTAGTAAATTATTAAATATGTTTAGTTGTCCTGGATTTCCTGTAGATAAATCTAATAAAGAACCTGTACTTATAACAGGTTTACCATCTTTATTAGCTATTACTCCTACATCAAATCCCATTTCTGACAAACTAGCTTTGGTTATTCCTAAATCATCTGCAACTTCTTGTGGCACATCAATTATATTTATACCTGTAGCTTCAACAAATCCTTCTGTTCTAAATAACAAATCCATAAGAATTTTTGGTTCATAGTTTTCTAACATTAACTGTGAAATAACGTTGTAATCTTGTTTTGGAAATATGAAACCATTTTGTGTTACATTATTGTTGGAGTTAATAACAGATTCTACAAATGTTTCTTTCATTAATGTAGTAATTGCTGATTCATCCCATCTACCACCTAAAGCTATATTTAACATTTGTATATTTATTTGTTTTCTATATGCAGAATTATTAAGCATGTTACTGTGTCTGTCTATAAGTTTTGATAAAGCTATTAGTTGTTTATGTCTAGGTGATTTTGTAATATCTGTAAATTTTTGTTTAGTTGCCATACCTGAAGTTATTGATGGAGAACCCCATAAATAATCAATTTTTTCAATATTATATTTAAATTCTTTATTTGCTAATTTAGCCATCCAACCATTTACTAATTCATTACTTTCATTAGGAAATCTAATCATAGAACTTTGCAATCCAGGTACTTCACCACCAGGATTTGCAGTAATTGCGTTTTCATTTTCAGTTATAAATTCACCTAATTGGTATATATCTGCAACATATTCATTAACAGGACTTTGTACTAAAATAATTCCATCAGCATCAGCTACTGCTAATAAACCTCTAAACCAGTTAATTGCACTTCTTACAGAAAGTCCTTTTAATATTTTAACTTTATCTCCCATAGGATTTGGGTAATAACCATTTGTAACTACTGGGTCAAAAGTAACAAAACTTGTTGCTATACCTGTTTTTTTATTATTTACAACATCAGTCACATCACCAATGCTATGACCATAATCTGCAGTAGTTTTATGGTCAGCTTCTGCAATATTAATAATATGACTAACACCATCAACATCCACGTATTCTAAAGCTATAAAATATCTTTGTTTTTTCATTAATGCTAAATATCTTTCACCATCAGATTTGTTTAATATTTTTTTAAAAAATGCACCCATACCATTTTTTTCTACTACTAAAGAATGTATAGTTGACCCATGTCGTGATGAAGTTGAAGTATACCTTACATCTTTAGGTCCACCACCTAGAAACCTAAAAGACATAGAACCTACTACTCTATCTAATGCTGCTCTTACTTGTGGATTTCTATATATTCTTAAAGCATCTTCAAAATTTGTATGTGTACTTTTTGTAGTAGTAAACAATGGACCATTACTACCATCTGTATTTTTTAAAAAATCTAATCTATTAGAATCAGCTAAACTGCTTTCATGTGCATTCATTAAATCTGCTAATTTTTTTTCAACTTCTGAAAAATCTTCAGGAAATATTATTCTTCGTGTACGTTGATTATTTTTGTAATCAAAATCAAAATCTTGATTAATCTTATATTGGTTTTCAGGTTGCAACATACCACTTTCGTTATCAAGAAAAAAATCACTATTACTTCCTGCATCAAATAATAGATTTAATGTGTACATTTTTTCTTTGCAGAATTTTTGTAATACTGGTATTAATTCATCAAAGTCAACTAACATATCACCTGAAGGTACTACTTCTTTTAATTCAATACTTGGATATAAAGCATCATCTAATTTAACTCTTATAAATACTTCATCTATAGCTTTTTGTATTCTTGCTTTTGCATCTTGTATGCTTGGATAATCTGTAGGATTAGTTTCTTGTAAATACTTTGCCATTTCATCTAGTTCTTCAGGAAATCTATTTAATCTAGCTGCTATATCTTCAGGTGTATCAACATTTGATTCTACAGCTTCTATAGCTTCATCTATCGCATCTGTAGAAGGTGCATCATCAGGAGATATATCATCAAAAGTATTTTCTCTATACATATCTCGCATAGCATCATCACTGTATAATTGTTCTAAATTTTCAGATAAATTAGCAACAAAATTTGATGTAACTGATATGTTATTTTCTCTTAATGCACGAAATACTTTACCTGCTATATCTTGTCTATAAGCTAACGCAAAATTATTACTATCATAAGAACTTGCAGCGTTTACTACTGATTCTCTAATTGTTCTGTTTAATAAATCTAGGGTATCGCTATCTAAATCAGCAATACTACTATCAGTATTATTATTTATAAATCTTAATATACGCCTTTGAGTTCTTTGTGCAAAGTAATTTATAGATACAGGCATATTTTACTCCAACACAGTTACATCAATAAATAAACTAACTTCATCTACATAACTAGGGTTTGTACGTTTTTCGTATTCTAAATCTATACCCATAGCATTCCAATTTATTTGCCCATCAACAATATATTTTTTGTGTTGTGGGTTTTCTTCTAAATACTCTGTTAATCTATCTGTCAAACATATCTCCTATTGCATTTCTTTCTCTAACTTGTGGAGGTTTATTGCCTTGTGGTTTTACTCTTAATATTTTTTCTAAGTTATTTAAAAACGTAGGTGCAGCTTCTTGTGGTGCTACTCCTTCACCAAGATTTTGTCCAGGTCTTTTTGGAAATCTTGTATTGTTAAATTCTTCTAAAAACTGTCCTCTGTTTACTGGAAATCCAGTTGCAGGAGTTCTAATAGTAGTGTCAGGTGTATTACCTATTTCACTAACAAAATCATCTGAAACTTTTATATATGGTTGTGCTATTTTAAATATATATTCATAAACACTATTAAGTTGCTCTAGTGGTTCTTGTGATTTTTTATTTAAATAATTTAGATATGTGTATGTTTTAATTGCATTTAATCTTTGATTAACTACTTTGCCACTAATAACTTTTCCAGTAGCTGTATCATAATAATTTTCTTTTTCATTAACATTTTTATTTTGTAACAAATCAACAATATTTTGACCACCTTCTTGCATTGGCACACCTCTAAAATTAACTTCAAGAGGTAAATAAATATTTATATTCTTTGCATACATATCTATTAATTCTCTTGCAGACATATCTTTTGGTTCTACACCAACAAGCATATTTTTTGTCATTTCATTTATTTTGCTACCTTCAATTTGTTGTATTCTATTTCCATTTTGTTTTACATATGTTTCATCATTTTTAAAATATGTACCATGCCTAGCTTGTTCTATAATTGAAGCTAATGATTTTTTAGTTTGTTCATTTACTTCTAATATTTCAGGTGCTTTACTTCTTTCAAAACCTTCTACAGTTGGGTCTGCAGGTATTTCTTGTATAGTTCCATCTGCTAACTGTATTTGTTCAGGGTTTTCTATTAACTGTGTGTCATATTGTTTAGCAGCATCTAAAAATTCTTGTTGTCCTGATATTTCATTTGTAGTCCAATTATTAATACCAGTTCTATCACCTACATCATATTGACCAACAATAAGTGCAGCTATAGCATTAAGTCCAGGGTCATCTAAAGCATCATTAATATTGTCAAAAGATTTAAATACATCATATTTACGTAATTCACTTTCCCATGTGCTTCCATATATTTGCCATGGTCCTCTTGACCTACCTTGGTCACCATGAACATTTTGTGCAAATCCTGATGGCTTATCACCATCTCTATGTTCTGCTAATGCTATAGATATTAACCTAGTAATATCTTCTTCATTATTAGGGTTTAATAATGTGTCACCATTCTTAAATTCAAAATCTTCTGTTTCTAAATATTGTTTTGCATATTGCAAAAATTGATAAAGTTGTTGTGGACTATACATTAAAAGTTCTCCTCAAATACCATAAAGTTACGTTTAAAATCTTGTGCTGCTGCAGTTCTAGCAAGTATCTCTTGACTTGCATCTATTCTACCTGCTTCTAAATCATCTATAATCTTTCCTAGTTCTGTTGTTACATCTATCTGTTGTAGTAATGGTTTACCTAGTTTTTCTCTAGCTTCTTCTGCAGAAGGTACTGATATACCAAAACCACCATATGTATATGGACCTATCTCTGTTGTATTGTCATAAGATGTAGATAATCCAATAATGTCATTTAGTGATAACTTATTATCTTCTATCTCTGCTGCTCTAGCTGCTGCATCTTTCTGCAAGTTACCAAATATAGTTGCATATTTTTGATAATCATTAGCTGTAGGATTTATACCACGTTCTATAAACAACTGGTCTATAGCAGACTTTACTTCTGCCTCTGTAGGTGGCACTACATCTGCTGCAAACTCTCTTTGCAAACTTTCTACAAATACATTTGTTTGTTCATCTACACCTTTTTTCCATTCCATATATGGTCTTAGTTGACCTAATATTGTATTTGCATTTCTATCTACTAGATTTAATTCAGGAAACATAGCTATTGCATCATTAGCTTCTGTCATAAGTTGACCTATAAAATCTATTTCACCACCACGTAATGTAGGGTCAACAACACCAGGAACAAAATTATAACTACCAATGTCTAATCCAAGACTTGATAATTCTTGTTGTATCTCAAATATTGCTTCCTGACTTAATCCTGAAAACACTTCTGTTGCTGCACCAAGTCTAAAATGTGGTGATAATACTTTTCCATTTAATTTTTTAGTTTCACCTGTTCTAGGGTCTATGTATTGATTAGCAGCATTTAGTGCTACATTAGGACCTGAATAATAATCATTAGAACCAAATCTTGTTTCACCTGTTTCAGGGTCTGTACCTTTAGATGTTACTGGTGCTAAACCTTGTATTTTAGGTTCATCAATACTGTATGTTCTTACATCAGTATCTTGTTCATTCCAATTAAATATAGTACTAGATATAGAGCTAATTAAATCTACATTAGCTAAAGAACTGTACGTTATGTTTTGTTCATTTGGTCCAGGCATACCAAACGTTGATTCTGTTTCTGATGCCTCTGTTTCTAAATAAGCAGTAAGAGCTGTAATGTATTCATCTAGTGATTCAGGTTCTAATAATTGTTGTCTATAGTCAAGAATATTATCTCCATAATTAAAACCTATAGCACCTACTCCAGGTAAAGCTAATAAGTAACTAAGTTTGTAATCTTTTGCTGATATTTCACCATCTTCTTTTTGTATACGTATAGGTATAAATATTCTTGTGTTTAATTCTTTTATAAACTCACTAAAACTAGCAGGATAATCTCCACTTTTATCTAAATCATTTAAATACTTGTCTATTTGTTTTACAGATTTTTCTGTACTCATTTAATATACCTTCTATTATCTAACTCTTTCCAAAAACTTGATAGATATATACTTATCCATTCAGTATCTTCGTACTGTAAAGCTAACTCTCTAGCATAAGCATCTAGTTCAGTTCTTATACTACTTATGTTACCACTTGTTCCTGCAAGTGTTGCTGCAGTTTTATTTGGTATTCCACCTGTTGGTATTGTAACACCTCTAAATGTACCACCATTTAACACAACATCTATAGCTCTGTCATACTCTTTTAAAAACTTTTGTAATGGTGGAAACGCAGGTGATTCTCTTAGTAATGGTTCATTCTTCCAATCTCTAAGCTCTTGTATAATCTGATACTTGTCTGCTTGTTCTACAGCATCACCTAATCTACCATATGCTATAACACCATACTCATCTTGTTTCTTTGCTTTGTATGATGAGTACATTTCGTTTCTAGCTTTAGTAGTTAGTGTCTTATCTGCATTTAATTCTTCTTTATAATTTTCTAATTCAAACTGTAACAATGACTGGTTTACTGCTCTTGCATATGCATTAGGGTCTAACACCTCACCACCTGCCATAAATGCAGGTAAAGAAAACTCATCATCTACTCTGTCAGGCATAAGATGTATTGCTGTATATGGTTTTCTTGCTAACAACTCTTTGTTTTCGTTTAAACTCCAAAACGCATACGAATCTTTTTTAACAGGAAATCTACCTTTTTTAACTGTAGAAGATTGCCTTAATGGTATTGGGTTCATACCAAATTTCTGTGTAAATTGTTGTGTTGTTAAATAATAATCAAACTGGTTAGCTTCTAACATTTGTTGATACTTTTGACCTAATACTTGTATTGTCCACCATGCACCATTCTTATCTTTGACTTCGTATCTAGGTTGTATAGCAGTAGGAAACGCAGCTTGTGCAGCACCTCTAACTAACCAGTGTACAGCTGCTGCTCTCTCTGCTTCTTGCATAGCAACTTTAATTGATTGTTCATCATCAGGTGTCCATTTACCTGCGTAGTAATACAATGTAAATATATCCATAACACTTTTAGCATACGAAGCATTTATTTCTTCTGTAACTTCTTGTGTAAATGGTATTGCTTTGAAAAAACCTTTTGCCCAAGCAGGTAATTCATCTATTGGATTAGGAGTTGTACCTGGTGCTTCAAAGTTACCTAATATAAAATTAGATATGAATTTAGGAACTGTAGCTATCTTTGTAAGAATTTTAAATGGAAATGTCAGTATTGGACCAAAACCAGGAGAAAAACCATTTGCAGATATTAAGTTAAGTCCTTCTAAGAAACCATATGGTCTTACACGTACACCATCATCTTCTAAGTTTTCTCCTAACAATCCTGTTTGCAGTGGTGCGAAACCAAACGCACCTGGTATTGCAGTAAGACCAAATGTCATCATATGCATAACATCTACGTAATTAAATAACAATTCGCCTGTTACAGGGTCAGATGTAAAAAATGCATTATCTGTATCCCAAGGTTTTGCTTCTTTACCTCTATCAATACCTATACGTGTTCTGTTAAATTTCTGTGGATTTTCTACAAGTAATTTACCCCAAGTCTTTATAACCTCTTGCCATATTTCAGGAAATGGTACATAAGATGCCATTACATCAGATAACACGTGTCTATCAGAACTAGCGTATAACAAGTTCTTTACTTCATCCATAGCTTTATATTTAAGTAATGTTTCTGCTTGTTCTAGTGTGACAATACTATTTTCTTCTGCAGGTAACTTAGATAATCTAAGTATGTCATCATATAAATCACTACCATCTATCCAAGTTTTAGCACCTACAATAAATTCTTTTTTAACTTCTTCTGTCATAAAAGGTATAAGGTCTGTTGCTAATGTATAAAATGACCATCTAAACATAGGGTCACGATTTAAGTAATCTGATGGTTTTGCTAATAAGATACTATAACCTGAACCTAAAGCATCATCTAATTTACTTAAAGCTGTATCTATAGGTTGTCCTGCAGGTGTAAGATATGGATTGTTGTTAAATGCCTGTACTCTTGGTCCTAAATCTAATTGTCTTATATCTTCATCAAACACTTTTTTAATTTTGTCATAAAACTCACCAAAGTATTTTTCTGTTTTAGCAGACAATACAGAGTATTTTTGTGCTAACTCTAAGTAATCATCACCATCTATAAATCCACCATTAGCAATAAACTCTCTTACCTTTGCAGCACCTACAGATAAATCTACTTCGTAATCAGGAAAATTAATCTTACCACTGCTATCTATCAATAACTCTCTTGCTTGTTCTTCTGTTATTTCTTGTCCATCTCTTAATATTCTTCTTGTAGCATTACCTTGCAATCTACCTATTTCATATTCTGTACTTTTAAGATACTTTAATAAGTCATCACTGTTTTCTAATACAGAACGTATTTCAGGGTCATCACTTCTTGCTATAAGTTCTTTTATGTATTTTTTACCTGATGTTGTATTACTAAAAAAATCAAATGCTTTATCTGCACCATCTCTAGCAACAATAACAAACAAAGGGTCACCTGCTTTATTTATAATGTCGTGAATCCAACCACGCCAATATTGTGGATTTATTGTTCCATCAGGTTCGTATTTATCTACCATAATGTAAAAATCTTCTGCAGAACTAATTTGTTTACCTGTAGGTTTAAGTGCTTTTACTAATGATTGTTCTGACATAGTTTGTATGTAATGTTTGTCTGTATTAAAAAATGAACCTGAAGGTGCAGCTTGTGCATATCCACCTTTTTTATCTATTATCTTTTTAGCTGTTTGAAAGTTTGCATTAAACAAATATTCCATTACGTTTTTTACTACAGGTGTATTTATATCTACATTATCTATACGTGGGTCAGCTTGTGCATATACACGCACTTCAAATACATCACCATCTTCTATATACCTAGCACTGTTTTTTATAGGGTTACTATCAGGTAATAAACTAAATGCTTCTTGTCTTATATATATTTTTGATTGATGTGATTTAACAGCAATACTTAATGCATTTTTTAATGCTGTATCTGCTTCTGTTGCTGTGCTACCACTGTTTAGTTGTACAGTAACATCAAGTATTACAGAATTGTCTTTTACTTGTATAGACAATCCATGATTTAATTTTTTTAGTTGCATTTGTATAGATGGATTATTTGCATAGTTTTGTATTGCTTGTCTTAATTCTTCATTAGTTTCTACTTCTACTATTTGTTTATATTTTTTATTAGGTATTACAGATATATTATTTTGCATTCCTGATAAATTAGCAAAAGGTCTTACTGTGTCACGTAACTCTAGTGAATTACCAAGATTACCAACTGGGTTAACTTTTTGTGTTTTAAGTTGTTTTAGTTCACCAACTATTTCATCAAACGCAAAGTCTGTAGCATTATTACCATCAATAGCATACTGTAAAAACGAATCACCTACTTGACCATTAACATTAGTGTTAAGTCGCATAACTTTCATAATCTGTTGTATGTCATCATACTTTAAAGTTTCTAAACCTTTTTGCATATCTATGTTGCCTAGTAACTCTGCAGTTGTTTCTATCTCATCTTCATCTATACGTGAAGAAAGCAACTGTTCACCTAAGCTACTAACAAGTTGTACGTTTGTAGGGTCACCTTGTCTGAAATTAGATTTTAAACTAGCAAGTAATAATGGATGAGAAAATACATTAGGTCCACCATACATAGCAATACGTACTGCTTCTTCAGGTGGTACACGTAATGCTAATGCAGGTCGTAACATCCACATTGGTTTTAATGCACGTTGCATTATGTAATCAGAATAAATATATTCTAACCATGTAGTAGGTGCTAATGTTTTTTTCTTTTTAGCATAATTTGTTTTTAGTCCTCTAGTAGGAATTTTCATATATTGTAATATTTTTTCACCTAAATCTCTATTAGGGTCTGACCATACTTCTTTAACTATTTTTTTATTGAATCTACTATTACTAGGTCCTATTAATCTTCTAAAACTATTTAATGCTCTACCTAACTCTCTGTAATCTATAAGTGGTGTAAAGTTATCTGCAAACTGCCCCATAGAAAAAGCAGTAGGTACAGCTACATTTATGCCTTCTATAATTTCACCTGTTTCATCAACACTTTGTGGAACGTATTTATATTTCGTACCTGGAAATGCTACAGGTTTACCATCTTTGTCATAAAAATATTTTCTTTTTTCTGATATTTCATTATTAACAAAATCTATTACAGCGTTAACCATATCTTCTTCACCTTGTAAATCAGGATTATCTTTTATAACTTTGTTTTGTATTCTTTTATTTACTGTCTTAACAACATCTACAATGTCATCTTGTGTTTTAGCTGTAAGTAATTTACCTATGTAAAAATCTCTAGTCTTTTGATTTTCACCTAATGTAACCATAATGCTATCAATGTTTTCTATAGTTTCACCTATGTAATTTATTGCAGCAAATCTACTAGGTGCTAAATCAAAATATCTTTTTACTTTTTGTGGTATTGCATTTTTTAACGAACCACCTAAACCAATTACACCTCTAAATGGGTCATCACTCATTTTGCCTAATAAAGCACCTATAGTATTTCTAAGTGGTGCAACATCTATAGATTGACCTGCAAACTTCTTAGCTAATTCATTTGCCATATCTGCAACAACTGATTGTCGCATAGGTAATTTAGTCAATGGTGTTTGTATTGCAGCTTCTGCTATCTCTTGTCCTACAAATGCACCTGTGTATGGTGCAACCATCAAATCAGATAAATCACCATGTTTAAGTAATGACAATACTATTTCACGCATAGATTGTTTGTCTTTTACTTGTGCTAATAGGTTTAATACTTTAGGGTCTACTTTTGATAACGTAGGTATGTCTTTAAGTCTTGATACAGAGTTGTTTTCTGTCAATGCATTTACAAACTTATCTCCCCATTTGCTATCCATAATCTGTTCAGCAGTTTTACCAAACGTTAATCTTCTAGCTTCTGCACCTTTTTTTGTAGGAGAAAATGTTTTTAATGCTCTTGTCATAAATGCAGCATCATCTACATACTGTGCTACTTCTGCTTTAGATACAATCTTTCTACCTGCAGTTTTAGCAGCACCACCATAACCTAGTAATAAGTTTATAGGGTCTGCACCTAATCTAAATGCACCATCAATAATCGTAGATGCTAGTGCATACTTAATATCACCTTCACGAGAAAACTGTGCAGCTACAACTCTACCTGGTGATATAGGTATTCTCTCACCATACTTTGTTAAGTATGTATTTTCATACTCATCTCTTTCAAACTCCTCTGTAATAGGTCTACCATATACCTCTGCTGCAGCTTCATATGCTTCTGTAGGTGTTTTACCTAGTTTTATCTGTTTCACATACACATCAGTTTCTTCTAATGGTAATGAATTAGGTAAAAGACCCACACCTAAGTTAAGTGGTCTACCTGCTTGTACCTCTCCTAAAGCTCTACGAAATTCGTTTTCTCCATATGCTTCTTTTGTTTCTTCATACTTATCGTTAAACTCTTTGCCTAATGTAGCTTTACGTATATTTTCTGTAAGTTGTTCTCCAGGTACTAATCCTGCTAATGTGTTGCCAACTACAGCACCTGTAAGTGATGTACCTGTTTCTTGTGCAGCAACAATAGATGATTTAAAGTTACGTGATATATTTTGAAACGCAGAATCCATAGCTAAGAAAGATAGTTGTGTGCCACGCTTAAAAAAATTGACTTGTGTATTTACTTTTGCACGTTGTTTTTTCTCCATAGCTTTTTCTTGTGTTTGTGCAAGTTTTAACATAGCATCATCATCTGCTTGTAATCCTGACAATGCACCATAGACTACTAATCGTTTATCTAATGATGGATATGTTCTAGTAATATCTGTCATTGTCTTAGCTAAGTCAGGTGTAATAGCTCTTTCAAACGCAGCTATCTCTTGTAAGTTTTGTGATGTCTTAGCTGCTAATCCTTCTTTAGCTTGTGAAGGCAGATAGAAATTAGGTCTAAAATCCATCTTAACCTATGTCTATATCAGCTTCTAATAACTCATCCCATATTGGGTCAGGAAAATTACGTTTACCTGCAATTAAAAAGTTTCTAATAGTATCTGTTTGTATAGGTGCAGGACCATTATCTCCTAGACCTATTGGTATTCCTGCAGTGTTAGGTTCTGCTACTTTGTTAGTTGGTGCAGCTAAATTCATAGGTGATACAGGCATAGGTGGTCTTGCCATTTGTGGTCCACCACCTTCTTGCATAGGACTTATAGCACCTGCTTGTTCTTCTAACATTGTTGTTTGTCCTGTTGGGTCGCCTTCTTTTCTTGGAGGTGCAACAATGTCAGCAAATGCACCACCTTGTGTTAGGTCAGTTGCTTCTTGTAACGCCTTACTTTTTCTACCCCTGTTATATTTCGCCAAATAAATCATCTCCTAACTTTGGATTATATTCGTACTCAAATGTGAGATTTATAAAAAAGTGTGGATGTGGTGTAGGTATTGTAATAAAGTTTTTCATAACAATACTGCCTTCTTCTTCTGTACCTGTAAATACATCTTCAGACCAATCTTCTTGATTAATCATGTCAAAAAAAGTTTTATTTATATCAGGCAACTGGTTCTCCTTGTGGTGGTCCTTGACCTATAGCACCTAATACTTGTTCTATACCTGGCAATCCACCACCTGGACCTGCAGGTATCTGTGGTCCACCTTGACCAAGTAATGCTAACTCTTCTTCGCTAGGTTCTTCACCTTCTGCTGTATAAAACTTATCTAGTATCTCTGACATCTTTTGTGGATTTTTTCTTATCTCTATAGCAGCAATAGTTGCTTTAGGATTACCTTGTGCAGCTTGTGACATAAGAGATTCAAACAATACTGTTTCTGCTTTTTCTGCATTTATACGTTGTTGTATCTTAGTAATGTTATCTAATCCATCCATGTTTTCTTGTAGTGTCTGTGTATCAATAATGCCTTGTTGTTTTAATTGCAACCCTGTAATAATTTTCTGTGGCTCATCAAAACCTGCCATTACGCCATATACTCTTCTTGTTTCATAAACTTCTGATATGTCAGATGATGGTGTATAAGATTCTTTGTAAGATGTTCCTTTGTGCCTACCTGCAATAGGTTTACGTTTATTAGGAAACATAACCTCATCATATTCTAATCTTTTAGCATCTAACTCTTGTAATGCTTCTTTAAGAACTGTTTGATATTCTCTTACATGCAGTGATGCAGATTGTCCTAGTTCTTCTAAACCTCTACCAGTAACAAATGCATTAGGAGATTGTCCATCATCAGACACAGGATATGCAGCACCAAGTCGCAGGTGTCTTTCAAGTCTATCTACTTGTTGAAATAATTGGTATGGTAGATTATTGACTGGCTTAGACACTTGCGAACCAGGTGTTAAATAGTTAACAGCAAATCTGCCTTTTCTATATTTTCCTGATTCTATCTCTCCAACAATGTTTGTTTCTGTAAACACTGCATCTTCCATAGCAATAGTTCCAAGAATGTTAATCTTTGCCATGTTTGCCATAAGACCTGTAATGTGTTGAAACTGTGATTGCATTTGGTCAAACGCATATCTTTTAGCTATAACAAAACAAGGTCCTGACTTTAATACGTTAGGCATAAAATCTATTATCTTTTTGTTTTCAGGTAGGAATACATAAGTTCCTTCTTCATCTTTATACTCAACTACAACTTTGCCATGTCCTGTAGAGTTAGCCCATCCACCTGCTCTATCTGTACTATCCATAAGTGCAGAGTATGGGTTTTGAAATCCATTATTGTTTTCTTCTTTTTGAAATATGTACTGTTTAGCTTCAGGATATTGTTCTGCCAATATTGTATGTGGCACTCTACGAATTATCGCTAATTCTTTAGGTTGTTGGTCGTTACCAAATATTCCAGGGTAACAACTAAATGGGTCTTGTAGTTCAGCATAAGGATAAGCGTTTCCATCTTTATCTCTTTTGTGTCCTATAGTCCATACTATAAATCCATAACCAGGTAACCATCTTGCAGCTTGTGGTAACTGCATGTGTAATTTTTGAAACTTGTCATATGATGTAACTATCCTTTCTATTTTTTCTGATTTTTTTCTAGCTCTTTCGCTATCTTTTTCATTTATAATATCAACTTTTAAATCAGGACTTCTACCTAGTTTTTGTGCAAATCTTTCTAGTGCTGTTAAAAATAAGTTAGGTGCAGGTAGTTCGTGATATTCTACATTAACTGAATTACCAAGAAGTGCTTTTACTGCAGCTTCACCACCATTCATAATGTCACGAATCCTAGACCTATCAATCATTTGTTCTTGATTAATTACTCTTAGGTAATCTATCTTGTCGTATAACTTTTCGCTATCTAAAGGCATTTAACTCCAATTATCTAAATCCATACTACTAGGTTCGTACCCCTCAAAGCTAGGATTATAATCGTACCCTAACTCTGCAAAGCGTTCCTTTTGCATTCTTCTTATGGCTCTCATTGGAAACCAACTAGCCATAACTATATCAGTCTTTGTGCCTACGCTCTTGCTTTTATTTTTAGCAGAACTAAAATACACCAACTGACTTGTATATAAGTTTACCTTCTCTTGTGCCTCAAAGCTAAGATATGGCAAAGAAATATTTTGTTCTTGAAACATTGGTCGCATAGCTGTCACACCATAGAGTGGGTCAAACTTGTTCTTAAATGTTTCGTGTCCTTCTAAAAATATACCATGTCCTGATGCAAACTCCCTAATACTTTTATCTTGTCGTATTGCTTTCTGAAAACCATTTTCTTCTATAACCCAGTGTGACAAGTTATACTTCATCCACCATTCTTTTATAATGTCTAATGCTTGTGGAATACCACCACCTAAATTGTTATTCATATCTACCATATGTAATTTATTTTCTATAGGTTCGTATGCCCACAAGAAAGCTGCTTGATAACCTGTAGATGCAGGGTCTAATCCTGCAATAAGTCTTGTACCATGTGGTATGTGTCCTATGTCACGTTTTTGGTCACGACACGCTTCTATCTCTACTCTGTCAAACAATGCAAGTCCATCAGGCATAGCAACGTTAAGATAAACCATTTCGTATATAGCTCTACCACCTGTAGTTTCTGCTGCACGTTTTCTATCCATTAACCATTTGTATGTACGTTTACCTGACCAAAGCATACAATCTACATGTTCATCTTCGTTCCAGTCAGGTAAGTTACAAGCTGTATCGTGTGCTTCTTCTACTGTTGTAGTCCAAGATTCGTTATCTAATAGGTGTGAATATAAATCATCATAGTGTTGCCTAGAACCAATAACCACCATAGCTGTGTGTTCCTCTTTACGACTAGACAATGTTGTTGTCCACCAACTTCTTGTGTTTTCTCTTGATGATGGTTGCATAGTAGAGTTGTGGTCCTCAATGTCATCAGCAATAATTATGTCACAGTCACGAGATAGTATCTTACCACCACGACCAATACCAACCATTGTCGGTGACTTAATACCTGTAACTGTTCTAGTGCCTACAGTAAAACCATTTTGTGACCAAGACTTACCTGTACGTGATGTAGGTTTAAATTTTGCACCAGGTCCACATATTTCTTCTATAAGTAATTCGTTACTTTCTAGTTGGTCAAGTACAGAACCTATTGCATTCTTTGCAATCTCTTCATTACCACCAACCCACAAAATACGTATGTTAGGATTTTTACAAATAAGCCACACAGCAAAATGTATTAACAAATCTGTTTTGCCATGTCTAGGTGGTGATAATATCATGTGCTGTCCACCATTGTCTATAGCATCCATAATTTGTTCTATCCACTGTTTGTGAAATTTAGGTGTTTCGTATGCTACACCTTGTTCTGTTTGAAAATATCTTTGTCTAAAATCATCAAAATCTACTAATGTTTTTTCTGCTACTTGTGGTAATGACCACTCATCTTGTTCTGCTTTTGTTTTTAAATCTTCTACATATGCAGAGTACGCCATAGATACTGCACCTTGTGTTGTGCCTAATACTTCTGCTACTTCTGTTATTGTAATTTTTTCTGTGTATATATCTGCAGCTAAACCTGATTCTACAATGTCGTTATAGACCTGACCTCTACGTGACTGTACATTAGTTTTTTTGCTAGGTATTTCAAGTACATCATCTTCTTGTGACCATTCTTTACCTGCTTTTCTAGCACGTTTTTTCTGCATATTAATTCTGTTGTAACAACGTTTACTACAGTATTTTTTTGCTCTAGGTGGAAGTGGTCTATGACAACCTGCTGCATAACAAAGTTTTTTATTTGTTGTATCCATCACACTCTTTGTTTTTGCACTTCATTTCATCCTTTGGTCTTAATACCACCCCACACTTAGGACATGGTATGTCTATCAAAACTATTTCTTTTTTTTAGGTTTCCACCCACGCTTCATTTCAGCGTATGCTTTTTTAGAAATAGTAGAATTTTTTTTAGACCTAGATTTACCTTGGACTTTTCTTCTATGTATGTTTCCTACTAAGCTATTTTTACCTGAACCATGTGGCATAATATCTCCTTACCACATCTTGCAAGACCAATATCTTGCAGATGTTTTGTCTGTTGCTGTATCGCATTTATGCCTTGCACGAAATGATTTACGTGCTGCAGCATTATCTTTTCTAATTTCCATGTTAGGGTCACCGAACATAACTTTCTTTACTTTGTCGCCATCCTTAACATAGACCTTAAACTTTTTACGACCATGACCAGGTTCACCTTTACTAATCCTAGAAGGTTTATTAAGTGTGACTGATTTACCCTGGTACGTTGCCATTACATTCTCTTTGGTTTTCTTTTATATAATTTTTTACTACTAGCTGTATGCTTTGCACCACTATGTACAGTGCCATCAGACATCTTGTGTGTCTTGCCTTTATATACTTTACCTGATGCAGTGTAGTAAGCCATTAAAGTTTTTTTCTTCTTTTACTATCTCTTAGCTTTTTTAAATCTGCAGCAGTTATCTTATTAAAAGGTGGTGCAACAGCAGCTAACTTTTTTTGTTTAGGTGAGTAGTCTTTGTAAGGCATTAGTAACCTTTCTTTTTCCTACGACCTTTTACTGATTTTTTCTTTTTGTACATTTTTTTCATAGCATCACTATAACACAAAACTGCACCGAAGTGCAGTCTTGCTGTACAGTGTCCAAACTGTTATGAAAGAAAATGAATTACACAAATCACCTGACTACAAAGTCTTATATGATTAAGCATATTTCTTTTCTAATCGTGTACCCCTACACGATACCTAAGACTTTCTTAGGTATGTGTAGTATAGCTGTTCCCCCCCATAACTAGCTGTGCGTAAAAAAATTTTTTTTGTATTTAGGTATTGTCTATACAGCTCACCCTCTATTGCTAGAGGGATGTTGCTGTCAATCAGAAAGGAGGGCTAATGAATAAAGAAATCATAAAACCCAATATCACTATATCACATAGTTGCTAGTTAGTGAAACTTGTAATTAAATAATTTATGTGATACAGTAACAAAACAATCAGAGGATTCTTCCTGCTTTTAGAAAAGGATTCTTGATAAAAACATCAATAAAGTGGACTAGCAGGACCATGGTAACTGGGGTCAAAGCCCATTATTCCACATTGAATTATTAGCTACTAAACAGAATAGCACTCGGTTGGGATGGGAGTGGCACAGGGTTAGCTGTACTCTCTATGTTTACTTTACTTGACTAACACTAACTTAAAAAAAACACTTTACTAGCTATTATGGTACACCACTATATATAGTACCACTACATCTAGTACCATACTTAACAGCATATTTTTAGAGGGTGTACACATATATAAAGCCGCCCCCACATTTAACCCCCCTATGTAAAAGCCCACATAATTCCTGTGTTTTGCGACATAGACCTAACGCATTATGTAGCACATACTATATGTTGTGTGTGTGTTTTGTACGCATACTACATGTAGTGTACCCCTTTTGTTTTAATACTGGGGATAGTTAGTTAACTTACATCATTGAAGGATTACCTGCTTGTAAAGTGTGAAGGATATACAAACAAACGAAGGACAAAAAGAAAAGACACCTGCAATAAACAAGTGCCTTCCCTTCGGTTAGTTAGATGATTAAACTGTTACTTCATATTTAGATTTAATCTTGTAATTCTTTTTACGTATCTTATCAATCATCAATTCACTTTCCAATATCCTAATGCTATGCTCTGCAATCTGTATATCATTACGTAATACATCTCTGCTACTTTCCATTAAGTTCAATGTATATGCATAGTCTTTGTGTTTGTTCCAACCCTTACTAGCAATACTGTCATTAATTTCTTGGACTTGCTTTTTGTATCTAGTAATTGTATCTTTCCAACTTTCAATACGTTTTAATTTCCTGTCAATCTGTTCTTGACTATGACCTTGCTTACTCATTTCTAACCAACCTTTCTTTTGTTTTCTTTAATGTATTTTAACTTTTCTTTGTATGTCATTTGGTCCAAGATGTCTATTGCTTGGTCCAAACTCTCTGCATTAACAACAAAAGTTAGTTTATATGTTCCTTTATTCATATTCTGGAACATCTAACCCTAGTTGTTCTTGTAGTTTGTCATAACTCTTTTGTATCTCTTTAGGAAAGTTTAAGTATTCATTTCCAATATGAGTTATACACTCGCCTAAATTAATATTATATTTAGTATCTAATATTTCGTATAATTTCATCTAACCAACCTTTCTAATTGTTATAACTATCTTACTAGCTTGTAGTTTTATGCAAACTACTATTTACAAATTAATTGTATCTATCAAATGATTATGTTGTTCTAATCTACTAGGAATAACTTTTGTATAGTTACACCAGTTACAACACACACCACTTGCTACTGGCTCTGCATTGTGCCTGTCATCTACGTTCCTGATAACCTGACCACAAATTGTGCAAATCATATCTGCCTTTCGTTTCTTATAATTAAGAGTACTGCATGTAAGATTATATGTAAACAACTGCTTACTTAAAATTAAGAGTGTAGTAATGTGTAAGAAAGGAAAGGAAACTATGAGTACATTAGAAATATACTTTTGGTTATTGTTGCCTGTGTATCTAGTAGGTGCATTAACTATTGCTAACTGGTTAGCTAGTTGGACAGACTATTACGTAAGATTATATAAAGAAAAAAAAGTTAGAGAAAAAGACAACATATAATTACAGTTATGTTAATGTAAATTTAGAAAGGAAATGATGAAAGGAACGCATAAGGTTGGAAACACTATCAATAGCAATAGTGATGTTAAATACCATATAAACAATGTAATTCCAGTTTGGTACGCTAACTTTCATCTTTCTTTCAAGCTACTTACACGCTGTAGCCCTTTACTTCATATACGTATGAATAGTGTAGGTAGCTTGAAGATATCGGCAGAATAGTCTTAGATTAAGTTCGGACAACGCCTTGTACTTTATAGAAATATAAAGACTGCTAGCAGGTAAGCCCAAAACTTTGCAGGTGGGAAAGTAAGCTAGATATCTTCAAGCTATCTATAAACGATAGTAGATAATCCTGTAAAAACAGCTTGTGGTTGAAAATCCACGCAGGTATTTGAGCTACTTAGTGTGTTGCCTAAGTTAACAAGGTTATCCATAGGATAAAAAACACATTGTAGGTAGCTTGTAGCACATAGGTTATGTCTGCCTTGCAGTCAAGATTAAAGTTACGCCTGTGTGTTACAAGCTATCTAGTTAGTAAGAGTTCTTTTCAATGCCCTGTTTTGAACTACCGAAAGCTAGATAGTTTTTTTTGTAGATATATATTTACAATATGCTACAATACATATTGACAGAAAGGATAATATGTCTAAAGGAATAGATGATATAGACAACAGTTGGTTTGTTGATGAACAGTTTGACAATCGTGGAATTGACAACGAAATATCACAACTGCAATTTAACAAGCCATACACGTTTAATCATAGAAAAGTAAATAACAAAGCTGATATAACTTTTATTGGCGATAGTGTTATTGATTGCAAAGCATATACAGGAACAGGTAAAGGAACTGTAGAATACTTCGCAGAGTATCACGCAAACCCTACATACATGGCGAGAATAAACGACCAAAGTGTAGATGGATTTACTATCTATGATTGCATTGACAATGTAAGCAAAGTTGTTGGTAATAACGTTGTGATTAGTGCAGGTGGTAACGACTTACTAGCTAAGATGAACTTGCTAACTGTATCTGATGACAACAATATGACAATGGGATTGATGAACACAGAGTTAGACAAACTTATGTTCGCATACGAAACTATGTTGCACCAACTACGCAAGAGAAACAGATACTTCTTATTGCTTACTTGTTATGATGGTAACTTAGCTTACAACCCACAACGTTTTGATGGTGTTGATAATGTTGCACACTCTATTGTTTCTATGTGGAACGACAGATTGTATAGATTAGCTAACGATTATCAAAACAGACACGACAACATTGGACAAACGTTTGATGTTCTTGACTTACGCAACTTTATGGGAACTACTTGTTATTACAACGAGATAGAGCCAAACAAACAAGGTGCGAAACGTATTGCAAAGAACATTAGCAAACGACTACAACATAGAGGTGTATTGTAATGCCTAATGTAAAAACAAATAAAGATGTTTGTGTAAATTGTAAAGCTGATGGAATTGACACACTTGCAGAGTGTAATGTATCTAAAAAAGCTAGTGAGTTGTGGGATTTAAAAGAGAACGATAAATATTGTTGGACTTGTTGGGATAACATACATTGGGAATACCAAGACTTAGCAAGAGATGGCGATTGTTATTGTGATTTATGCGAACACAATAGAAATAAAAAAATAGGTGTATTGTAATGAGCGATACACCTTTATTGTTAGCAATACACGAACTAAACAAATGGTTAGATGAACAGAAAGAACTTAAATCTAATTTATCTGAACGTGATGAAAGCGATATGTTAGATAGAGAGATAGAAGTTCTTACTGGTGCAATAACAATATGCAGAAAGTTTACTAACCATGACAAGCCAACAGAAAGCGAGGTGCAGTAATGGGCAGAGATATTACTGAACACATAGATGAATTTGTAGAGGACAATTATGGACACACTAATTGGGGATATACAAGCACATACTCTAAAGAGGAACTAGCTGATACATCAAAGTATGAGCTAGAAATAAATGACAGTATTGTAATTTGGTATGAGCCATTAGAGGAAGATGCATAATGGACTATCAATATTTTAGAGATAAGCCAGTGCCTAAATTAAAGCAACGTGAGAGAGTTGAGTGGATATTGACAACTGCGAGAGAGAGCAGTGAGCCAAAGGTATCAAGCAACACTTTCATCTACGACTTTCGCATACCAAGAATATCTGCACACATATTTAATATGCGTGAAGACTTGTGGGAAATAGAAACTATAAAAGAAAACAATGAGTTCTTTTATAAGTTGTTGCTTACACCACAAGAAATATTAGAACAAGCAAAGAAAGGACAAACGTATGAGCAGACCACAATTATCTGATACTGATTATGGATTTAATGGATTAGTAAGGATATTCAATGAAAAAGAAATAGAGATGAACGAGTGGGTTATTGAAAGATTAGACAAAGAACGTGGTGGTATTAAGTTTGTATTACCAAATGCAGAGGGAAAAATATATCTTACATGGGGAGATTTATACCAAGTTGATGTTGTATTTGTTACATCACAAAAAAGATACAATCAAACTGTAATGTTAGGAGAACTCTATGAAATCATTGATGCACTGGAAAAATCAAGACTAAGAGTTAAAAAAACTATTGCAGATATGTTAATGAAAGCATTTAAAAGTGAGGAAGAGTAATGCAGGATAACTGGAAAAGATTAGCACAAGCACTGCTTGATGAGGAAGATTACCTTAACAAGCAGACACGTGCATTTAGAAAAACAAGATTAGCAACTATTAAAATGATGAGAAATGAATTGTCAATACAAGAGATTGCTAAGTTACTTAAACTTTCAAGACAGAGAGTTTATAAGATAATTGAGAAAGGGGAGTAATGCCTAATTTTAATTTAGATAATTACGAAACAGTAGAAGATAGACTAAAAGTTTTTTGGAAAGAAAATCCAAAAGCAAGAATTAATACAGAGATTGTGCATATGACTGATGATGGAACTTGCGTAACTGTGAGAGCAGAGATATATAAAATGGAAGTAGATGCAAGACCAGTTACTACAGGTATAGCACAAGAAACTAAAGGGCAAGGTGGCTTTGCTAACAAAGATGCATGGGTAGAGAACTGTGAAACATCTGCTATTGGTAGAGCTTTAGCTAACTGGATATATCAAGGTAGTAATAAAGCAAGACCTAGTAGAGAGGAAATGTCTAAGGTAGGTAACCAAGATGATAGAGTTAAGGTAGAGAAAAAGAGAGTGCAAAGACCTACTAAGGAACAGAAAGAAGCTATGAACAAAGTTGTTGATGAAATGGTTGCAGAGCCAAAGACAAAGAACAATGCATCACAACTTAAAGCACTGATGTCGGCAACTGTATCTGATGCAGAAAAATTAAAAGAGTATCAGAGAGATGCTTATGTTGAATGTGTAAGCGAACTTAAACTGCCCGAAGAAGTAGAAGATTGGGATAACGAACAGATGACTACGTTTCTTGATGTATTCCATAAACTTGTAGAGAAAGATAAAGGTTTAGGTGACCTTAACGAAGTCTTTGTAACAGAAGATATTACTGACAAAGGGGGTGATGACATGGGAGATGAGTGGAAAAGCAATCCTGCTACCGAAGCACAACTTAAATGGTGTAAGGATATAGTCGCTAAAGCTACTGACAAGAACATTGATGGACTTGCAGAACTAAAAGCACTATACAATGGTGGCGATATAAATGGCGAAACTGCTAGTAAAATCATATCTAACTGGAACGATAAGGTTAAGTAATGGAAGAGCTAGAACAAGCTAGTATCAATGTGCAAAGGTTGGTTGAAAGATTACAGAAACGTTTTCCTAACTATGACTTTAGCCAACCTGCACAATTAGATAGAAGATGTAAGAAAAGCACAACAGGTGTATGTCCTGTATCAAAACATTTAGAGTATGCAACTGACATTGATGGTAATGATTTTTGTATTAAACAAATAAAGTTAGCTGATGAAAGCAACCCATACGCACATACAGTTGTTACTTGTAATGCAATAATTAAAACTAAAGAAGAAAAAGAATTAGCAAAGAAAGGAATATTTTAATGCCTAATATATTTGATGACCCTAAAACACTAAAGACATGGGCAATTAAGTTAGCAAATGCCTGTGGTGGTCAAAAGGTAGAGAAATCTATTATGCTTACCAAAACAAACCCACAAAGAATTAGAGAACTAATGGATGAGTTTGTATCAGACCACAATGAAAACACAATTAAGATTGCTAATGAGATAGAGAAGCAAGAAGAAGAGTGATTTGTAAGAAGCATGACCTTCAGTATCGCAAGACTTGTTTGTATTGTGAGCTAGGGCTTTAAAGTATTTTTAAATTATCCCAACCTTTTTTGTTAACTGTGAAAGTGAGAACACCAGGATGCGACCACAACCCACTGCGTTCTGTAAAGTCTATGCTTTTATCTAAACTAGGTGATTGAAACCAAGTACGATTGCCTTGTTGTTTACCACGAAAATGGTGGTAGTGACCTGTAATAAGTATCTCACAATTACCTGCAGGTAGGTGTCCATACATCTGACCCTTCCACCAATTCTCTATTTTGTTTTCAGGATTACCACTGCCACCTGTCATATGACCATGTGTCCACCCACAAGTCTTACCCTTTATATCTAATACTTGATGAAAACCATCAGGTATTTCTACCTTAACTGACTTATACCTTTGTTTGTTTGCACTCATAATTTCTTGACAAATTTGTAAGTGCATTGTGTCACTGTTATCTAATCTGTTTGTATATACCTGACCCTTACTGGACCTAGACATTTCTCCATGATTTCCTGGACACCCTGCAAGGACTAGCTTATCTGCTAAAGGTAAGAAGGTGTCTATTGTTTTCATAATCATAGACCTAGCTAGTGCATATTGTTCAATGAGTGAGAGTTCTACATTGAAAGGTTGGCTATCATAAAAAGCTGCAGTACAGTTTTCTGTCAAGTCACCTAGTCCTATCATGTAAATCTCATCTATATTGACACCAAGTTTACGTAAATCTTTTATCCTATTAACTGCATCTTGTAGTGCTACATCATAACGTTTTATTGTATTCTCTACGCCAAAGTCACGCTTACCTAGTTGCCAATCTGCCATAAAAAATAAGAATGCTGTATCCCCACCTAGTGTTTTCTTTTTAATTGGTGGTTTTTTCTTAGCTTGTTTGAATAGTTCTTGAAAATACTTGTCGTGTCCAGGATTTTTCTTACGTACAACGCCTTTAAATGCGTAAAATGTTTCTGTTGTGCCACCTTTTAGCTGCACATTCCATGAAGATGCACGTACTGACCCTTCAATGTAATATAATTTAGGGTCAAACCCCCAATCACGCAGGATAGTATCAAACTTATTTCTGTAATTAGGGTCTGTTCCTACGTGTGTTATCTCACCAAGACCAGTTTGTTCGTTTACTTCTAGTCCAGGTTGCCATCCTGATTTATAAAAGTTATTACCCCACTCTTCAGGTATAGGTTTTTTTCGTGTAATACTATCTCCTGTCAATATAAGTATACAGGAGAATAGTATTTACTGTGTTATTTAGATATTTGTTTTTTAGCGTATGTCTTAACTACAGCTAAAGCAGCACCACCACCTGCTAATGCAGCAAGTTGCACAGTATCGGCATCTACAGATACCAATGGGGCAACGACTAACGCACCAAGAAATGCCTCAACGAAAGTCCAAAAGGTTCTTTCTAGCATATCTTTAAGTTCTTCACTCATTTTATAACTCCATGCATCATTCCAAGGTGTCCACCATAAGTCCTTCTTGAACTTCCCCTCTTGGTTTCTTCTTCTATTATTCTTCTCGAATAAATCTGACATTATTGTATTACCCTTCCACTAAGTTTTGATTTAATTGTTAAAACATTTCCATTTATTTCCTGCAATTTATCATAAACTGTGGTAGCTAAAACTGTGTGGTCTTTACTTGCATTGTCTATATCTTTTTCTAACAATTTATTTATTGTTGTATATTCTATAGATACATCTTTACCTTGAAGTAATTGACTTGCTACTTTTGCATACATTTTTTTGTATGCCACTGTGCTACTACCAATAAACCCATCCTTAGATACTTCTAAGTCTTGTTGTGTTTCTCCTACAATCAAACAACCTGATGTAT